CGATACAGCAACACTTGTGTCTGACGGCTCAAACTGGATAATGACACAATACGTACCTAACAATGTCCTACTTTTGGAGTAAACCATGACAGTGACCGTCAAAGTCCTCGTACCGGCTAAATATGCCGAAAATGCTCAAACAACTCAGTATACAGCGACTGGTGTTACGGCTATTATCGACAAATTCACAGCCACTAATATCAGCGCATCTGCTGCCACAATCTCTGTCAACTTGGTGACAACTGCTGGCTCTGCTGGCAACACCAACTTGATTACCAAAACCAAGACGCTTCAGGCTTCTGAGGTTTATACGTTCCCTGAACTTGTAGGTCAGGTTCTGGGTGTAGGTGACTTTATTTCAACGATTGCAGGAACCGCCAGTGCAATTAACATCCGAGTCAGTGGCCGCGAAGTTACCTGATGATGTTTGGCAAGTGATCAAGGATCATTTACTGAAATACAAAGGATATGAAGCACCCGATGATTTACGCGACAAACTGGAAAAGAACACCGACATCGAGTTGTTTGATGGCGGTGCTTTCGTTGCTGTGGGCAATGAATTCGATTTGTTTGTTGTGCCTGAAAAAAGGGGTCGCTGGCGAATTCGCACAGTACTTAAAAATTATTTGGACAAAATGGGCCGAACCCACGGTAAAATCGTGGTACGCATCAATGAGCAAAATACGCCATCACTGCGGCTTGCTCGTGGATTCGGGTTCAAAGAAATTAGCCGTGAAAACGGTACGATTCGATTGGAGAATGAATCATGGGTGACATAGTTAATAGCGTAGCAGACGTATTTGGTTTTGGGCCTGCAAGTAAGCAAGCCAGTGCCGTTAAAGAAGCCGCAGGCACTTCAGCAGAAGCATCGCGTTATGCGACTGATTTGCAAAAGGCAATGTTCGACAAACAAATCGAACTGCAACAGCCTTGGCTTCAAGCTGGTACAAACGCACTGGCCAAGATGCAAGGTGGCGAATATGCGCTCCCCGAAGCATTTAAGTACGACCCTAATTCAATGTATCAAGACCCCGGCTATGCGTTTCGCATGAGCGAGGGGATGAATGCGCTGAACCGATCAATGGCCGCAAGAGGTCTTGGTGTTTCAGGCGCAAACGTCAAGGGCGCTTTGAAGTACGGTCAAAATCTAGGTTCACAAGAATTTGGTGCGGCTTATGGTCGCGCCATGGACGAGTACAACTCGCGCCTCAACCGTGCCAATACGGGTTACAACCGACTTGCGTCAATGGCAGGTGTCGGTCAAACCGCAACAAGTAATCTTGGGAATGCCTCAAATACTTACGGCACAAACGTAGGCAACTTAGCAATGAGCAACGCTGCAACTCAAGGTAACGCTTTGATGCAGCGTGGAAACCTTGCGGCACAACAATACGGTACAGCAGGTCGTGCACTCGATCAGGCGCTAAATACCGATTGGGGTAAAGTTGGTGATACCGTTGGTGGTTGGTTTAAAAGCACCCCGTCAGCAAGTTCATCTGACGGTACATGGGTATAAGGATTGATCATGGCAATGGCTCCAGACTTCAACATCATCAAGCCCGAACTCGCTGGCAGTTTCGGTGCAGGTTATCGCGCATCCCAAGAAAACCGGATGGCGACAGAACAAAATCAAATCCAACTCGATCAGTTGAAAGCTGACCGTGAAGCAATGGTTCAGCTTCAGGCTCAACTAAAAGCCGCCGGTAAGAACCCTGATCTCGACCAAGTGTTCGATGCTTTGATTGCTACGGGTAAACCCGACTATGTTGTAAAAGGTATTGACGGCAAAAAGCGACTTGAGGCACAGCGCGAATATGCTAAAGCCAACGGTTTGGAAATGCCCGGTTTAGCACCTGCTGCCGGTGGTGCTCCCGCTATGGGCGCAGCTCCCGCTATGCCATCTGCCGCTCCTTCATCGGTTGTGCGTGTTCCCCAAACTCCCGCACCCGTGAATGCTTTGGGTTCCGGCACTTATGGCATGAACGCTCCTATGGCTCCCGGTGCAATGCCTGTGGCTCCTGCTGCTCCCATGGGTGGTAATGCTTTGATGGGCAACCGTCCAGCAGTTGCTCCTGCCAATGCAATGGCCGCTGGTCCAGATGATGCGCTGATCAACCAAACCCGTGGCCGCATCAATAACCTGTTGCAGTTTGCGTCAAAGTACGCTGGCACTCCTGAAGGTAATCAAGCAATTCAGCAAGCACGAATCATGCAGGATCAGCTTGAGTTGTACTCGAAGCGTAATCCAAATGCTCCTGCCGCATTGCAGGAACTTGAAGCCTACATGAGAATGACTCCTGAGCAAAAGGCAGCATTCGAGAAATTGCAAAAGATCAAGTCACCCGGCACAAACACAAACGTGTCAATCACCAGCCCGACTGGTAAGAGCTTGTCTGAGCCAGTTGGTAAACGTGTTGAATCGTCACTTAGCAAAGCTGAAGGCGCTGCTGGTATGCGTGAAAACGCTAACTTGATTCAAGAAGCATTGAACACTGGTAAAGTGATTGCTGGTCCTATGGCTGGCGCACGCACCACGATTGCTCAACTCTTGAACATGGCTGGCGCAGACAACCAAGCGCAGTTGCAGAACTCGCTGACAGTGGCGAAGGGTCTTGCTGGTTTGACATTGGAAAGCCGTGGCGAATTGAAGGGTCAGGGTCAGATCACCGATCCAGAAACCAAATTGCTTGAGAAAGCACGCTCGGGTGACACCAACTTGACACTTGACGAGTTGCAACAAGTCGTGAATATCTCGAACCGTATGTCTAAGCGCCTGTGGGAAAACCACCAGACGTTGCTCAAGACTATGGAAAAAGATCCTGCGGCAGCAGGTTCAATCGAATACTATCGTCCGACTGCTCCGCTTGCCGAACCCGTGGCTTCTAACAGAAGCGCAACACCTGCTGACGCTACTAAGCGTAAACAAGGTTTGGACAGCATCTTCGGCAACAAAAAGCCAATAGGTCCAGTTCCCGGTACATTGGGAACCGGCACTTTCTCACAATAAACGGAGACTCGCATGGCTGACCAGTTCCGCGATCAGATCAATACCGCTCGGCGTGCTGGATACAGCGATGACGAGTTGATTGGTTATTTGAAAGACAAAGACCCCCGCATCAATGATGCGTTGGGTCAAGGTTACAAACCTGCCGAAATCCTTGAGTACCTTGCGCCCAAACTATCGATGGGTGAAGAAGCTGTCCGTAAGACACGCGTAGCCATTCGTGGTGTCAGTGAAGCCTTAGCGCCAACGGCTGCTGGTGCGGCTACCGGTTTTATGTTGGGCGGTCCTGTAGGTGCTGGCGTTGGTGCGCTGGCCGGTGGCCTAGCTGTACCCGCTACCGATGTGTTGGTGCAGGGTTACAACAAACTTACCGACAGCAACGTTCGATTGCCTTCGCAAGTCATCTCCAGCATGATCCCCGGCCCCCGTGCCGAGACTCCCGTTGAGCGTGTGCTTCAAGCAAGCACTGGCGCTTTGGGCGGCACAGGTAGTGCTGTGGCCGGTGGCCGCTCAATCGTAAACGCTGCAAAGACAGGTCAGGGTTTACCCTCACCCGTTGCTCAGGGCACTTTGGCTGTTGGTCAAGAGGCCGCTCGCCGCCCAGTAGGTCAAATGGTCACTGCACCTATTGCTACTGCCGTGGGTCAGACTACAACTGAGTTGACAGACAATCCGTTGGCTGGATTGGCTGCGGCTGTAGGTACTGGTGCAGCTCTTGGTGTGCGCCCCACTAAGCGCACTGCTGTACCAACTGCCGATGAACTTAAAGCAAAATCGGATGCGGCTTACAATATTCTGGACAATTCAAACTTTCAGTTTTTCCGCAAAGAATTTAATCAACACATGGATACTTTGCCGGGCAAACTACGCTCGGATGTAGGCTATGTTGAGGGTGCGTACCCCAAGATCGACTCGGTCATGGCGCAGTTAAGATCTGACAGAGCAAAAGATATTACTGAACTGACTACACTTCGCAAAATCATTAGTGGTGCGGCAAAAGGTCCAGATGCTCAAGAGCGCATGATCGCTAGTGCACTTCTTGACGAGTTTGATGACTATCTAATGAAAGCCCCCAACAAGGCATTGATTGTGCGTGATACCGATGCGCTCAAAGCATGGAACACTGCTCGTGCTGACTACGCCAAAATGAAAAAGGGTGAGATGATCACCAACATCTTGGAGAACGCTGACGTGGCGCAAGGCTCCAAGGAAGCCAGCATCGCTTCTCAATTGACCTCACTGGCCAAGAACGAGAAGAAAATGCGCTTCTTTACGCCAGATGAGCAAGAAGCAATCCGTGAAGCCGCCAAAGGTGGCACTTTGCAAAGTATGCTTCGCACCATTGGCAAGTTCACTCCAATGACTCCAGCAGCGGCAATCTTTACCGCTGTCAGCCCATTCGGTGCTTACACCGCTGGCGCTGGTGTTGCGGCCAAAACATTTGCCGAGCAACGCAGAATGCAACAAGCCAATCGATTGGCCGAGCAAATGCGTCTGGGTGAAAGACCTCAAGTCCTTGAAGGTCCATTGGCCAACGAACCCGTGTTCTTTTCTCGCAGTGTCCAGAATATGCTTGGACCAGTTCAACAAAACCAAAACGCATTGGCACGTTAATGGACTACCAAGTTTTATTCAACATCTCCGTGGCCATTGCTGGCTTCTTTGGTGGCTGGACATTGAACCGCATTTATCAGGCCATTGATCGGCTCGATGGGGATGTGCGCGGTATGCCTTTGAATTACGTTACCCGTGACGATTACCGCGCAGACCTGCGTGATGTCAAGGACATGCTTGGTAAGATCTTCGACAAACTCGATGGTAAGGTTGACAAATGAATGCGTTGGCTATTTTTCACACTGCTGTTGCTGCTATCAAGGGCTACGGCCAACGAAGCCTGCATCGTCTCAGACTTTTATGGTCTAAGTTGGATCGGAAACCCAAGTGAGCGACACCAGCGCCTTTTGCAATGGTTGACCACAAACGGCGAACGGTGCAGCAGTGAGCAGTTGGTGAGCATTTGGAATAATTTGGCTTTATGGGCAGGCGTTGCAGATAGCGGCGAATTACGGCAGAAGATACTGTATTACTACGCCTTAGCAGTTGAGAGGGAAAAGAAGTGATCAGTTTTGACAAATACTACCCTGTCGTTTTTCCGTCAATCTGGCCAACGCAATCTGACTTGTTTGCCAAACGTGTTGAACGATTAGACGCTGAACGGGCGCTTAATGTGCAGATTGAAAAGCAGGTCAAAAAGTTTCACCAGTACGAGTATGAGATATACCAGTACCGGATGCGTCAAGTAACGCTCAACATTGAAGTTGAGAACCAGAGGCGACAAATAGATCAGTTGGTATAGGGGGCGACATGGAAACAAACATGAGAGAAAAACTTACATTCTGGGTTACGTTCATGATCAGCGTGACCCTTTGCTTCTCTGTTCTGGCCATGGTCATGGCGTTCCTACTCGGGTTGTGGGCCAAGGAAGTGGACAACGGCGAGATCTTTAAAATGATCAGCCCTGCCTTCAGCACCCTAATCGGCGGCATGATCGGATTTTTGTCAGGCATCAAACTAAACCAAACTGAGGATGAAAAGAAATGATCGGACTAGACGCACTCCTGAACGTGGGCGGCAAGCTCATTGACAAATTGATTCCTGATCCAGAGGCCAAAGCCAAGGCACAACTCGAATTGCAAAAGATGGCGCAGGACGGTGAGCTGGCTAAGATGGCCAATGAAACCAAACTGTACGAGACAGAGCAAAACAATCTGACTGAGCGTGTCAAGGCTGACATGGCCAGCGACTCATGGATGTCCAAAAACATCCGTCCCCTGACCCTCGTGTTTCTTTTGGTGGCTTACTCTGGCTTTGCCATCGCATCAATCTTTGAATACGAAACCCGTGGTGCATACGTAGAATTACTGGGTCAGTGGGGTATGCTTGTCATGTCCTTCTACTTCGGTGGCCGTACCATGGAAAAGATTGCAGACAGGGTTAAAAAATGAACTTGACCGAACACTTTACTTTAGAAGAACTGACTCACACAGATCACCGTGAGTTGGACAACACACCTAACGATGCAGAACTTGAAAACATTAAACGCCTTGCCGAATTTCTTGAAGACCTCAAAGTCGTACTTGGAGGCAAGCCCATCATGGTCAATTCAGCTTTCCGATCAAAAGCTGTCAATGATGCTGTGGGCAGCAAAGACACTTCTCAGCATCGTATTGGCTGCGCTGCTGACATTCGTGTTCCCGCTATGACCCCTGACCAAGTGGTCAAAGCAGTCATCGCATCGGGTTTACCCTATGACCAAGTGATCCGCGAGTTTGACCGGTGGACGCACATTAGCATTCCCAATCAAGCTGACGGATCACCGCGCAAACAAGCGCTGATCATCGACAAAGCTGGCACTCGCGTTTACGCTTGAGCCACACGGGGCAATCGTGTTACATCGTGCTGGCGCACCTTTTTGTTGATGTACTCAAGCGCACGCTCCATGTCCTTGATGGTGATCACATCCATCTGGGCATCATGCAGTTCCATGAGCAAATTCAGCGCTTGGATCTCAAGTCCGGTGGGCGTGAATCGTTTGATTTTGGCAGAACGGTGAGCAATCCGAATGATGGCTTCTCGGCCATCAACCGTTACCAGTTTGTGCTCATCGCCAAACCCTAACTGGCACAGCGCCTCAGTGACGTTGCTCATGGCAATCAACATGTCCATGTCGTCATGGGTAGCCTTACCTTGCAACAGCGCCACCATTGCCTGATTGTTCTTGATCTTCAGATCGATCAGGTACTGGTCGTGATACGCCACCGGCTTCATGCTTTCCAGCACGTAGCTAAGTGGGTTCACAAGCATTGGCTTAGGCCGATACTTGCTGCGTTTTCTCATTTGTTTTCTGCTGTGGCAATGTGTAAATATGCTGTCAGGCGTTTGATCTGTGCCTCACGGTACTTGCACATTGAGTCGGCATATTCTCTGGCGGTCTGAGCGTCAAGCAGCTTGCGCTTGGAATCTTCAAGTTCTTTGAGTGCCAGCATCTCAGCCGTGGGTGTGTCAAACATTGACTTGAAATAGATTACGAATTCGTTGAACATTACAATTACTCCTTAGTTGTGGTGTGACACAGTGTATCACACATTTTTAGACATGCGGTATTGTTTGACCGCATTACGCAATCCCGCTTGGGTTGTTGCCTTTTCATCCAGTGCCAAAGCCTGAGCCTGATCCAGTGTGCCTTGGCACATGATGCGGTGGCAGATCACCGGCACACCCTGACCCTGACGGCGCACACGGGCGTTGAACTGCTCGTACAGGTCCAGTGACCAATTGAGGCCATACCACACGAGGATGTGGCCGTTCTTCTGCAAGCCGTCAATCCCGTGACCCATCGATGCTGGATGACCGATCATCAAAGAGCAGTCGCCAGTCTTCCAGCGGTGCATGGCGTTGGTCAACGAAGCCTCGCTCTTACACTCGGTCAGGTTGATCGGGTCGAGGTGTTTGAACTTGTCCATGATCCGCTGTGCATCGGAGCGGTAGGCGTAGGCGCACAGCACAGGTGAGCCTTGGGCTTCGTCAAGGATCTCCTCAAGCGCTTCAAGTTTGAGGTCGTGCACCGGTTCCCACAGCGGCATCCCTGCCACGGGGTACATTGCACCGTTGGAGAACTGAAGGCACTTGTTGGTCAGGGCAGCTTGATTAAACGCTTCGATCTCTTTGCCGCTGTCCAGCACCATGAAGAACTCTTTTTCCAGCCGTTCGTATTTGGTACGCAGCTCATCGGGCATCTCAATCTCGATGTTGTTGACCATAAGGTCGGGCAGCGGGTTGTAGTCCTCTGCGCTCATCTCAAGCGTGATGTCACCGATCAGCTTCTTGATCGTGTCCTCGGTGTCCTCATAGGGTACTTCTTTGTACGGTCCGACCTTCTTGTAAAAGCGGGTGCGGAAAGCCGTTTTCGATGTGCCTAAGCGAGTGCCCTTGTCCACCACGAGGAACTGGCCGTGCAGGTCTTTGTAGCCGTTGCTGGCCGGTGTTCCAGTCAGGCCCGTGGTCCAACTGAACTCGTCAAGAATCTTTTTGACCGCCTTGACTCGATTGGTTGCCGAGTTCTTGCACTTGCTGATTTCGTCCCAGACCACACCGTTAAACGGCATCGGCTTGTTTTTCTTAACAAAGTAAGTTTGTAAGGTTTCGGCAAGCCAACCAAGGTTCTCGTAGTTGATCATGTACACGTCAGCCGGGCGAAGCAGGGCACGAGTGCGCTGGTCCTTTGTGCCCGTGACCATGCTGAACCGTAGGTGCTTGGTGTGTTCCCACTTCGCAGCCTCTTGCCTCCACACCAACCGGATAACCCTGATCGGGGCCACGATGATCACGCCCCGTAGGAACTGGGTGCGGATCAGGTGAGCCACCGAGGTCAAGGTAATCACGGTTTTTCCCAGTCCCATGTCGAGCCACAGCATCGAGTTGGGTCGGGTGCACTGGAAGTTCACGGCCTTTTGCTGGTAACCGTGCAGTAAGTCAGGCGTTAACATCTTTGACCTCGCATGTAAAACCACAATCGCCGGGCATGTCTTCTTTGAGCCGCCCCCGCTTTGGGTCGAGTTCGTCTAAGTACACTGCACCATTTTTGTCTTTGTTGATTGCGTGACCAATGAATCGTTCCATCTTTGCCATCTTGTCGAATCGGTCTGGAAAGTCCTTGCGAATCTTGTTCCAATAACCCATCCCCCCCTTGACGCAACCAATGCAGTTGTTGTTGGAATATCCCAACTGATACATTGCTGGTAACTGAAGACCTAATCGGCGTAAATGGTCATAGCAGTCTTGCTTAGTGACCTTGTTGTCAATCAAAATAAAGTCTTCGTTCACATCATTGTTGCCGTCAATAAAGCGATCTGCGCGGTCTTGCTCCTCAACGGTGTACCCAAGAATTTGAATATCGTCTGGACGCTGGTATGACTTACGCATGTCCTTTTTAAGAATCATGGTGCACGGAGCACCGTATTGATTTTTCAAGAATCCACGCTTTACAAAAATGTTGTAAATAGAACCCTGACTTGGTTCATCCATGATGACTTTGACAGGTATGCCAGTCACACGAATGAAGTCATCAAGAAATCGTAAGTTGTCTTCGTGTTCTTCCACTACTCGACAATAGACGGCCTCAATCTCACCGTATTTAACGGCGGCAAGGATTGTGGCAACTGCACTGGCGGCCCCACAAGAAAACCATGAAATTACTCGCATCCCATCACCATTACATCAATCATTGTCTTACCCTCGATTACGTTATCAATTACAAATACATTTACTTTTTGGGCGCGGAGTTTGGCATGTTCCCGCTCCTGAGCAGGAGTTGCCTTCTGACCTCCTCGTTTGAATTCACAGAACCACACACGGCCATCTGGTGCGATGAACAAACGGTCAGGCACAGCAGCCCGTGCGGGGCTGGTGAACTTGTACGCAAGCACACCTTTGGAACGGGCGTATTCACAGACTTTGGACTCGATGTCTTTTTCAAGCACCGGTGCACTCCTTGTCTGCTTTGCGCTTTTCCAAATCGATCAGCAGTTCGATGTAGTGTTTGGCCTTTTCCAAGTCAGCCATGCCGTTCTTTTTGCGCCAACGGCTGATGTACTTGACCACGTTACCTTCCATGTATCCCATGGCGTTTGCATGAATGTACTCGATGGGTTGAATGGGCAAGTCTTTGTAATGGTTGCCACCCACTTGTTTCTCTAATGCGCTCATAAACTTGTTTACCTCTTTAAGTGTTTCTTCAGATACGGGAATAATTGTTCCAGTTAAGCTAGCCCCAAACATAATTTCTCCACTTCTCGAATGTAGTAGTCGTAATCCACTGGCAACTTGCCAGCGTCCTTGATGTCGTTGCAGGGCTGAACACCCCACCCAGACTCCACGCCAATCTTTCGCCACTGGCCGGGGTTTTTGGCAAGCGGTGGCATCCACTTGAACAGGTGGCCACCGCCCTCAGCGATGTAGTAGCGAGTGATGTTTTGCAACTGGGAAGTCACGCCATCCCGTTCAATGGCCAAATGGCTGGACCGTGGCACTTTGGTGCGAAGCATAAAGTCCATGATGTCGGGCCAGTTGTGCAGTGTTTCGCGGATCGGTGCATTCTCGACCAGCACCTTTTCCGCTACCTTGGCAATCACCAACCCACCGGCGTTTTGATGCCACTCCATGTCATACTCATACGCACCCTTACGCTTGACTGAGCCGTTCTCATACTCGGCAAGGTAGTTGTTCACGTCACGAATTGACATGCGCTTGTAGATCGCCTCCTCAAGCTGCAACCCAGTGCGAAGTTCCCACGCTGCTCTGGCCAAGTCAACCAACATCTTCTGGCTACGGGGCACACGCACTGTCAGGCCATCGGTGTTCACTTGGATCAGCTTCAGCCCTTCGATCTGCATCAACCCCTCGGCCAGCACACACAACAGCAGTTGGCCGTTGAGCGTGATGGACATGGTAAACAGTGGGTCATAGAACACGCTGAAGCGGCTGTTGCTGTCGCCATACACACCGTTGAGCGCCAGCTTCAGCATCGCTGACTCGGCTGACTTCTTAGGGTACGACTTGCGCTGCTCGTACAGGTTCTTGTAGATCGTTACAAAATCTCGGCCAAGATGAGCAGGATGGAAGCCGTTAGTAATAGCGAGGTTCGGGTAATAGCTAGCAACATCCAGATCAACAATGACGTGATCATCGTTCGATTCGACCACTTGAGATTCCACGCTGCCATGAATACCCCCAAGGCCAAATACGAAAGTAAATCCGTCCACAGTAGCAGTGAGATCATTAAAGACTCCCTTTGTTTCAGTGATGACCTGATCCTTGAGCCAGTTGAGCACACGGTTGAACTCGCTGTGCTGGAACTCAATCCAAGGCAGGATGGCATCTTTAAGTGCAATTGTGGGGCGGGGTGTCTGACGAGGAGTGCGGCCTTTGGAGCCGTAGTCGTACAGAGCAACACCTGCTTCTTCCAATTTCATGGCAAAAAATTCCTTGCCGATCTTGGTGTCGTTGAAGTTGAGCCAGTCTTTGCCGGGGTACAACGTGCATAGTTTTTCACGGAAACTGAGCATGTCAGTCGTGAAGTGCATAAACTTTTTGGTCTGCGCGACATCGTGCCGGTTGTACTTCTTGAGCACTTGGATCTGTTCAGCGTTCAGGTTTGTGCCCACTGGGAACGGCAAGTCCTCGATGCTCTCAGAGCGCATGTTGAACTCCAGCACCTTCAGGCTGGTGGCTCGAGCCTTGTTGTCAAAGTGGTGAATTTTGAACAGGTCAATCTGGTCAACAAACCGATCAGTCGGGTTGACTTGGTGCATCCATTTGCCATTCTCGTCATCGTCTTGCGAGTGGATGATGGCCATGGCTTTGTCGTACAGGCTTCGGGCATCGGACTTGCCCATGCGGATCAGCGTATGCAGGACGGGGTAGTCGAACCCCAAGTTATTGAACCCGACCATCCGGGCGTTCGTATCCTTGAGATACTGGAGAAACTCGATGATCTCTTTGGAGTCGTTGCGGTGGTCGCTGATTTCAAAAGACCAGCATAGCGGTGCTTCTGAATGCTCCAGCGCCAACGTGAAGACGTTGGGGTAGGTCTCGATGTCATACACATAGTCATTACTCATTACGATTACCAAGTTGGGTGGGGGCTTCGATTTGGTCTCGGCTAGGTAGGGGAGAAAGCCAGAAAATCCCTACAGAAACATCCTCGAATGCTGGCTTAACAGCCCCCGATTTTTATTGACCGCCTAAGAACGAAGGTAGGCCCGGAAACGGCGCACTCGGCATCGCAGGCGCACCTTGAGGCGCAGCACCGAACATTCCAGCCGGAGCAGATGCAACCGGAGCAAACAAGTTAGACGCATCAACGGCTCCTTCACCGAATGCAGTATCGTCACCAGCAAATTGAACAGCGATCAAGTCGCAGCGGATGCCACGGCCATGCTTGTTCTCTTGCAACCAAGGTTTGACAGCGGCATTGACACGGCAACCGCCGTACATCTTGCGTGCCAGTTGTTGAAACGCCATCGTGTTGGCAGGATCAACAGGTGAGCCATCGGCTTGAATCATCTGCGGTGCAGAGTCGCGGCCAGCAGTGATGAACACGTTGCCAGCGTAGCCGTCATAGGGTTGGAAAGTCTTTTTGTTGACCTTTTCGCTACCCATGCCAAAGCAACGCAGTTTGCGGTCTTGCTGGATCATGCCCATAACAGTCTGGGCGTGCTCTTTCCACTTCTCCAGTGCCATAGCGCCGTAGCGTGCCATGAACTGCTGGAACCCTGCGTGGTCCTGCGGCATCAAGAATTCACAGTTGTAAGAGATGCGCTCTTTACCTGTGGCTTCATTGACCTGACGCTGTGGTTCTGCGAGGTGGGGGAAAGACAAACGGACATTTGATAAAAAGATAACTTCGGACATTACATTTACTCCATTGATTTACAAAAGCCAAGAAGGGATCTCAGCGGGGGTTTCCACTGCACTGAACATCGGTGCAGCGTTCGTGATAACCGCAGGACGGCTATCAGACTCGGGGACTACGGTCAGCTTGCCAGCCAACTTGGTCACATATTCTTGTTCCATACGACTTAGCTGGCGATCTGACAGCGTAACCTTTTCGCCTTTTTTCTCCCACGTCAGCTTCTCAGCCTTGGCAGGGGTGACGAGTTTGGTTTCATAGATCGCGCTCTTAGGGATACCCATCTTGACCAGCTTTTCAGCAATCTGATCTTCAGGCAGTGCCCACACACGAGAGCCACGACCATTGACCAGCTTGAGGCCAGCAATGGTTTGTCCTGCTTCCAAGCGGCGCAGGGCTTCCTTTTCCACACCTTCGAGAAGTTGGCGCATCAAGGGAGCGGCTTCCATGATCTGAGTGATCTGGGCATCGTCCATGGTGGACGGGTCTTTATCGGCACTTTGCTGTGCGACATCGAGTGTTTGATTTACGATTGGCTGGAACATGATTCCTACCTCCTTCATTACGTTACTTGCAAGCGCAGAGCATGAACCCTTAGCGCGGCAAAATTTACATTGACTTTCACCCGGTACAAGCGGTGCATCTGGTTTGTCAGTTGCAGCGGCTTGCGTGATGATTGTACCCATGTTGTCCAACAGTGACCTTACAGTCACGGTGTGCGATGTGATGGGTTTCATGCCTTTCATGGCCAGCTTAGGCTGGATGATCGTCATGCGGACATACTCGAATGGATAAGCACCGTTAACGGGCAGCTTGTAGCCTGCCAGCACCCCATAGGCGTACTGCTCAAGCTGCATGTTGCCTTCAGCGCTAACGATGCCCATGCCATCTTTGTAGTCTATCAACTCAAGGGTGTCGCCACCAATGATCTGAACGTCCACTGTGCCGGATAGGTCGTCACGGCCAAGCAGGTGAGCAGGGTCAACACGAGTTTCGCTGACCACCGGCAGAACACCACCGATAGATCGTTCCGCAATGTAGTCCAGTGCAATCTGGACACGGGCGGCACGGTCAGCATCAACCTTGAACTGCCCATCGTGATCAAAAAGGTTTTCACCTACAAACGAGTTGGCAGGTCTGCCTTCCTTGATGCACTTCTCAAGCAGCGTGTGGCTGTGCGTACCGTCAACGGCAGCGGGGCCACTTTCCTGCTCGGGGTACTTGGCTTCCTCCCTGATCGAGCCGGGGCACAAGGCCCAACGGCTACGCTTGGAAGGGGACAGTTGGGCGCGGGCGCTCATTTCAGTGCTTCAACGCCAGCAAACAATTGACCGTAGTGCTCAGGCTTGACATCGTTGATGTTCGAGTAGCCCAGACCAGTCAGCACACCTTGGATCTGTGCGCCTTTAGCAGCGCCGAGTGCTTTGTATGCACCCATTACATAGTCGATCAAACCTTTGCCATCGGAGAACGGTGCACCACCGGCTACAGGTGCAGGAGCTGGCGCAGGGGCTACGAACGCAGGGGGAGCAGGCATGGCGGGAGCAACGGGAGCGGCAACCACTGGAGCAGGTGCAACAGGGGCGGCTTGTACCACAGGTGCGGGAGCTGGCGCAACGGGTGCGGCCGGTGCTACATTGCTGGACTCCAATTTGGCAGTAAGTGCAATGACGGCTTGGGTCAGCGCTTCAATCTTGAGTTCGAGTGACATATAACGATTCCTTTGGGATTACAGGGGGTTGAATTACAAGGCGATCAGAATTGAACGCTTGCACTATTTCACGAAGGACATCTGACGGTTGCCCGTACTTTTCTGCCCTACGGTGAAATGCTTTGTGATCGCTAGGCGTAAGCCTGACGCTCAGAAACTTGGTGAGAGGTTTGGTAGCCATGATTAAATAAATTTTGCTGCGTTGATGTAATCGTATCACAGTTGTGCTACGATTGTGCAACAGTTTAAAAAATATTTTAGGCAAAGAAAAGCCCCGGTGGTTAGACCGGGGCTTAAAAGGAGATTCAATTCATGAAGCACGTGACAACTGCATTGTCAGAAACGATTATATGAGCACAGCACCACAAGTACAAGCACACCCTGCATCAATCGATGCGTACATCCGCCACGGCTGGTCACTCGTTCCTATCCCCGCAGGAACCAAGGGGCCACGCACCCCCGGCTGGAACATCAAGGCCAACGCTCTCAAGTCGCAAAGCGACCTGCCACCGGGCTACGGCATCGGTTTGGCCCACGCTTACAGCGGGACAATGGCCTTGGACATTGACGAGTGGGACAGCACCACCGTTGCGCTAAAGCAACACGGCATCGATCTTCAGCAACTCTACGATGCCAACGACTCGGTGCACATCGAGAGTGGCAAGGCTGGCCACGGTAAACTGCTGTACGCGATGCCACTGGGCTTGGCACTGCCATCGAAAAAGATCCTGATCAATGGTGTCACGGCATACGAGCTGCGATGCGCCACGGCCAATGGCCTCACTGTGCAGGATGTCCTGCCCCCATCCATACACCCAGAGACACTGCAACCCTATCACTGGGCAGGCAAAGGTCACTGGATGCGCCCACCCATGCTGCCCGATGCACTGCTCGATCTGTGGCAGGGTCTGCTGGCGCAGGACAAAGAGCGCACGATCAGCGCAGGCGAGTCAGTTGATGCTTCATGGGAGGACATCCGCACAGCCCTTGAAGCCATTAACCCTGACTGCTCCCGCGAGGAGTGGGTCACTGTGGGCATGGCGCTTAAGTGGGCAGGCGAGCAGACAGATCAGCTTGACCCTGCGCTGACACTCTGGAACGACTGGTCCATGCCTTCTGCCAAGTACCCCGGCGAAGCGCAGATTGTTGCTCAGTGGGTCAGCTTCAGGAACGACAAAGGTACAGCGGTCAAACTGGGTTCGCTGTTCCATATCGCCAAGCAGCACGGGTGGGTGCGCCCTGCTCCAGACATCTCCACGATGTTCTCAGCCGTGGAGTCCCCTGCTGACCCAAAATCCGTCATCGTTGACCTGCGGCCACGGCCACCGATGATGAACGTGGACTTATGGCCAGCGGTGATCTCAAGACGTGCCAACGAGATTGGCCAAACAGTCGGGTGCGATCCCCTTGTGCCCTTGTTCGCAGGGCTTGCGGCAGTGTGTGGTGTTGTTGATGCACGCACACGGCTTGAGTTGATCAAAGACTTTAAAGTGCCCCCAGTGCTCTGGCTCATGACGATAGGTGCGCCAGCAGATAAGAAAACCCCCGGCTCTACGCCCATGCTGGCTCCTCTTAAAACGTTTGAGTTTGAGGATCGCCCACGGTTCAAAAAGGATCTGCTGGACTGGGAGGGTCAAGAGGCCATGTTTGCATCGAGTAAAAAGGCATTCCTTGAGTTCTCGTCTAGCCCCGATGCGCTCATGGACACCAGCCAAGCGCCCACGGTTTATGAGCTGCCACCACAGCCCGTGCCCCTGCGGATCACCGTGGACGATGTGACCTCACAGAAACTGGTGCGCTTGGCTGCTGACCGTCCCCGTGGCTTACTGTGCGCCCTTGACGAGATGAACTCATGGGTGCGTAAGCTGACAGACAAGGCGAGTGGTGAAGACCGCTCCGCATGGGTTAAGGCTTACGAGTCATCGCCCTATGAAATGGACCGTGTGGGCAGTGGATCGATCTTTGCTGAGAACTTGGCTGTGTCAATCTACGGCAACATCCAGCCCCGTGTGTTCCGTGAGAACCTGCACAATCTTTCAGCAGACGGTCTGGTTCAGCGTTTTGTGCCCTGTATCTTGAACGGTGACTTGACCCGCAAACCCATCGAGCTGCCCGAGTACCTGCTGAACAAAGAGCAGTGGGAGCAGACCCTGCGAATCGTGTTCGCCCTTCCTCCCATGACCTATCAGCTCAGTCCAGAAGCCAAGGCCGTGTTCCAAGAGTTCCAAGACTGGTACGACAGCAAACGCAACGATGAGCGGCTTTTGCAGTCTGACGATACGTTCATGACAGCGTTTGGCAAGATCGAGGGCTTGACTGGCCGCTTCATGCTCATGTTCCACCTGATCGAGTCGCCCTTTAGCCCCACGGTGTCCGCAGACGTTGCCAAACGGGTGATCGAGATGGTCCAGTCTTACGTGGTTCCCGCTTACCGCTATGCTTTGTCTGAGCTGTCTGGTGCGTCTAACTTCGATACGTGGCTTCGTGACTACATCATCCAGCACGCCGATGAGAGCACGATTACCATGGCCGAGATCAAGCGCTCAGCACGCCGTCAGATCGAGAAAGTCAACGTGTGGCAACAAGACCAAATGATCTACGGCGCGATGTATCCGCTGGAGCAGGGCAGGTGGGTCATGCGAATGGATGACGGTACACGTGAGAACCAGCACCACGCTCAGTGGGCTATCAACCCTGCGCTGGCTGTGCAGTTCAAGGATCACCGTAAAGCGGTCATCGATGCCAAGCAGCGCCAGCTTGACGAGATCTACCGGCTGTCCACAAAAGAAAAACCCCGTGTTCACGGGGCTGAGTTGTTAGACTAAATCAGGGGGCTTCGGCCCCTTGATTCTTATGTAAATTTTAATTCCAAACCAGATATACATAAAACCTACTGCGATTTCTGGCATCCAGTTTGTAACAAAATCAATCATGGTTGTCCTTTCATGGCTCGGATAGCGATAGCGCATTGTTCTGCTTCATTGCAAGAATTGTCATCTTTGTCAAAAAGACTTTCACACATCTTTGCAGCCTCCTCCAGCACCTGATTGCGCTGCGATACAGACACGAACACATCAAAGTGATATGGCTGCCCACTACGCATCTTGGCTTCGTGCTCGATGCGTTCAAACTCATCATCTTCGTCAGTGTGAATCATGTGTTCTTCTCCTTGAGTTTGGCTTCAATGTCTTTTGCAAAATTCCATGCAGACCCCGCAGGGATGCGATAGTCAACAATGTATTCATCCTCGACTTCCGCAATCTCCTCATCCGTCAGCCCTACCCATGTGCGCTGTGGTGGGGTGATGGCTTCGTATTTGTCCATTACTTCGCATAACTTTTCAAAACCACTTGCTCCGTCACACACAGCCATGAGTTTTGCGTTTTGCACACGAGCAATTCGCTCCCAGTCTGTCGCCACAGGCTCATCCTTCGCTTCTAGTGCGGCTTTAATGGCGGTGATGGCTTCTCTTGCAACTTCAGCAGCATAAGGTTCATCCATGTGGCTTCCAACTTCACCATCATTCCAAGCGGCTAAATTATTAAACGCCTCCAATGCAAGGCGTAATGCTTCTGTCTGTGTCATGCTTGATCCTTCTCAGCAACAATTAAACAAGCGCCAAACCAAGCCATTCCACCAATCAAAGCAATAGGAAAATGCAGCCAATCTGGTAAAAACTCAATAGATGCAGAAATAACAAATGGCAAAAAAATAATATGCAAATATGCACTTCTTTTTATAGTCATAAGGGTGCGTCCTCGTAGTTGTCAGGGTTGAACTTAGGAACCTTTGTACCGCGATCCAGTGGGTTTGGGAATGGGGGAAACGGCCATGTCATTCTTGTCCCCTTGCTCTTATGAATTCGGCGCAAGTCAAATAACTAGCGTCAATACGAATTCCCTCTGATTCACACAACTTTGCACACGCCTCACGCTCCGTGTAGATTGCTTCAAGAATCAAAGACGCAGCAAACATTGTTTGTTCCCAAGTCAGTGCTTGGCCTCTGAGCGCTTCAGTCCATTTATCCATTTCATCTTTACTCATGCTTGTCCCCTTGCTCGGATGGCTTTTGCTACACGATCTTTGGCTTCCATCGTAATGTCGTCTTGTTCACCGCTAATCGGAGTTTCCGCAATAACTGCACACGCCTCACGCTCATGCTGTGCTACTAGATTGGCAAAGCGTTCAAGCCAAAGCAAATCCTTTTCTTGAGCCAATTCAATAAATGAACCAGCTTGTCGCCCCATCTGCATAATTTCTTCTCGTGTCATTCTTTGATCTCCTTGACCCAGTGGGCAAAGCTGTCCTGAGTGTCTTTGCCAAAGGGCAACAGCGCTGCCCGTCTATTGGCCTCATCGAGTGCTGCGTTCCAACCTGCACGGAACACAAGTTCTGCAAGATCTGACGGCTCCATCTCGAACTCGCCAAACAGATCCATAAAGTAGTTTTTCATTTTCATGGGACTT